GATCAGGGCCTTCAGCTCCGCGCGCTTCTCCGGCGGGACGGACTTCAGCTGACCCTTCGCGGTCTCGATCTGCTTTTCCCAGTTGCTGATGTTCAGCTTCAGCTTCCCCTGGGACAACTTCTCGGAGGCCACCGACGCGAACTCGTTAGCCTTCTCCTGCGCGGTCCCGAGCGACTTCCGGAAGCCGGAAGCGAACTTGTCGAAGGACTCGTTCGCCGCCTGCATCTGGTCGCCGATCCCAGGCATCCACCCGAAGGCCTTGGCCGCGCCCGACACGATTCCGTCCAGCGCCGTGAGCACCCCCGACGTCATCAAACGGAAGCCGCCGACGAGCAGCGGCAGGCTGCCGACGCCGATGGAGACCATGTCCACCACGGCAGTAGCGATCGCGACGAAGGCGTTACGGATTGCGCCCTCGTTCTCCTTCACCCAACTGCTGAGGCCGCGGAAGCCATTCCCGAGCTGGCTGGTGTCGATGCCGACCACAGACATCAAGGCCTCGAACAGGGACCCGCCGATGACACTGGCGAGTTCACCCATCACCTCTGTGCCGATAGCGGTGATGTCGTTCATGGCACGGAAGGCGTCCGCGAGGAGCCCGGCGAACGGCTCCAGCAGTTCCATCGCGCCCTCGAAGCCGCTGGCGAGTGTGTTGAGCCCCGCACCGGTGGCTTCGAGCATCTCGCCGATGAGCGGCCCGAACGCCTCCGAGAAGGACCCGGCGACCTTGCCGAGCGCTGGCAGGAGCCCGTCGTTGATGAACGACGCCAGACCACCGAGCATCTCCGACGAACCGGAGATGCCCTGCTCCAGGCCGTCGAACATCTGCGGTAGACCAGTGTCGAGGAAGCCGCCAAGAAGCTTGTCCCACGCGTCGAGGGCTGGCTGGCTCTTGGCGCCGAAATCGAGGAAGCTCTGGGTGAAGGTGCCGAGGCTGCCAGCGAACTCCTCAACCCACTTCGAGCCCATCTCTGCGTTCTTCGCCAGGGCGCCCTTGAACGCGGGGCTGTCGGCGAACTTGGCGGCCTTCTCCGTGATCCGGCCGAACGTATCCGCGCCGACCTCGATCACCGGGGTGAGGTCCTTCATTGCCCCCTTCAGGGACTTGACGGCCTTCTCCGTGTGCGGAGCAACCGCCTTCTCCGCGACCTTCTGCCACTCCTCGAACGGCTTCTTGAGCTCCTTCGCCTTCTCCTTCAGATCATCCAACGCCAACGCGCCGCCACCTGCCACGGCAGCCACACCAGTGAGCATCGGCGCCAACGCGCCCAGCGTCGGCAGCAGCGCCGTGCCCAACACCGCCGCGGCGCCGATCGCGTGCCCCTTCAGGCTGCCGAAGCTCCCGCCCACTCCGTCCAGGGCCGAGCTCAGGCCATTGGCAGAGCGCTGCATGGCAGCGCCCTCGGAAACGAACCGGCCACGCATGTCGCGCAGTCGACCGTTGATGTCACGAAAGGCGGGCCCAGTCTGGTCGTTGACCCGCACAGTGATCGTCACGTCGTCAGCCATCCAGGGCTCCTCCCTCCAGGGTGTCAGGTCTGCCGAGCTGCTCAATGTTGACGAGGCGGAGCAGCTCGGTGTCTTCCTCCAGCAAGGAGGTCAGCGTGTAGCCCGGGAATCGCTCCAGGAGCCCGAGCAGTTGCCGGGCTCTGGTTAGCTCGCCAGGCTCGGTGACAGTGCTTCCATCGGGATGGACTCCACCGGGGACGGCTCGCCAGAGGGCGAGCTCTGCGGCAAAGGGTCCGCATCATGGACCCCCACAATCGACTGGAGCCACGCAGTCTTCAGCGCAGTGACCAGGCTGGTGTCAACCTGCCGCAGGCCCTCCGGGGTGGCCGGGATGGGCTGGTCGTCGTCGTCCGTGAGGTTCCAGGAGACGAGCCGCTTACCGAACTCGGCGAGAGCGTTGTCCTCGTCGCTCTCGATGATCGCCTCCCACTCGCCGAGGGACATGCGGCGCGCCCGTGCTTCGGCGCCGTGGTGCTCGTGCCCCTCCGCGAAGACGATCCGCACCGCGCGGGGCGTGCCCTTGTAGCCCATGGGTGTCTCCTCTCAGGCCCAGGTGGGGACGGTGCCGTCGGCGAGGGAGCCGGGCGCGGACCAGGTGAGTTCGCCGCTGTCGGAGCGGCTGAGCTGGTAGTCGGAGAAGACCATTTCGCAGGCGAGGGTGACGCCGTTGACGGTGTTGGTGACGGTGCGCGCCACCGACGTGCTCGGGACGGTCTTGAACACGTCGTGCGCTCGGTTCGCGGCCGGGTTGAACACGCCGTTCAGGGTGATGCTGGCGTCGGCGAGCAGCAGCAGCCGCTCGTTCGCGCTCTTGTCGACGCCGGTGACGTCCTGCACGCCGCGAGGCGTGGACATCTGCCAGTTGGTGATGTCGTTCCGGATGTCACGCGCGGTCCCTGCCGCGTCGTCCACTGAGAGTGTGGTTTGTCCCAATCCGGTGCTTTTCGCCAAGGCTACTGCCCTCCTCGATGAGTGGAGGGCGGCATGCCTAGCCCTCCGTCATTTGATGGTGTTCTGGCGGGCGCGCAGCAGGTAGCTGATCGCTTTCCGCATGAGTACCGGGTCGTCTCCCAAGAGCCCGATGGCCCGGTTGCATTTCTGGCACAGCAGTCCGCGTACTTGCCCGGTGTCGTGGCAGTGGTCCACGGCCAAGCGGAATTGCTTCCCCGTCCGCCCGTGAGCGTTCGGTTCGTCCTTTCCGCATATGGCGCAAACGCCGCCCTGCCGCTTGAGGAGGGCGTCGTAGTCGGCGACGGTGAGGCCGTAGTGCTTGGCCAGGTTCGCCTTTCGCTTGTTGGCGATGGCCCGTTCGGGGTTATCCCTGAACCACTGCTTTGCGCGTTCGGAGCAGCAGGCCTTGCAGTCGCTGCGGTAGACAGCGTTCGTTGTCTCCGTGGCCCGCCTGGACAGGCTGAACCCTGCGAGCGGCTTGGTGACTCCGCACCTGCGGCACGCTTTGAGCGAGGACGGGTCGAGGGGCGCACGCCGGGGCTTTCGCCTGCCGTCAACGCGTGGCCCAGCGGCAGCGACGAGTACTTGGTGACGAAGGGCGTCACATGCCTTGCATGACGCCTTACGGCCGTGCTTACCGCGCGGGGCTTTGGAGAATTCGAGGAGCGGCTTGTCGACGCCGCACTTGGTGCAGCGTCTCGACTCAAGAAGCATGGCTCAATTCTATTGAGTTCTTTAGCCACCTGAATTCCCCTCCTCTCGATTCCCGCTGTGATTCACGATACTTCTGTGGTCAACTCAGCCTTTTTGGATCTCGTCGGCGAGCGCCTGCTGGTGCTCGGCGAAGTCCTCAACCCAGTCCGCCGCCCGCTGGTGCAGCCGGGCCTTGGTGCCGCGCGGGTTGCCGCGGTGGTCTCCGTCCCGGACCAGGTACAGCGGCGGGCGCCCGATCGGCGCCCGGTGCGTGCTGGTCTTGAAGCACGCCTGTCCGGCATCGAAGACGAGGTAGGTCTCGCCCTCCGCCACGGGCTGCTCGACGTACTTGCGGCCCGAGGTTCGGGCGGCGTGCAGCAGGTCCGGGGTGAGGTTCTCGACACGGACCCGCCAGCCCAGCCGGTACTGGTCGCAGCCGACCTCTTCACAGGTGGCCTGCCGTGAGTGCGTGCCCAGCGGGGAGACCATGGCGTAGGTCTTGTACATCTGCGGCGGCATGGCCGGTTCGATGCGGGACAGTTGCGGGTTCATCAGAAGACCACGTCCTCGACCTCGTTCTTGATGAAGTTCACGGCGAAGGTCAGCGAGGTGAAGCCGCCGCTGGTCTCGGTGACGGCGCGGACGTAGCGGCGGATCGTCGTGGTGTTGGCGACGGCGATCCGTTCGGCGAGGGGCGCGCCGCCGGTGACCGGGGTGAAGGCGAGCCCGGCGACGTCTGCGAACGTCGCGTTGTCCGCCGAGTCCTGGATCTTCACCGTGACGTCGGTGCCGGTGAACGCGGCGACCTGGAGGTACGCCTGCGCGCCGAAGTCGGCTGACGCTGTGGTGTCGATGCCCGTGCCGTTGGCGGCTGCCGTGTCCGTGCGCATCCCGGCGGTGAGTTGCCGCCCCCACTCGGTGCCGTAGCCGTTGGCCTGCGCCGACACCGTGAAGGTGATCATGCCGTCGTCGCCGCGCTGCGGGTCGTAGCCGATCTGTTTCGACACCAGCGACGCGGCCGGATCCCCGAGCCCCGTGCCTCGGCAGTAAGTGAGGATCACGTCCGTGCGCGGCAGTGCACTGAGCTTCTCGTGCGTGGCCGGCGTGACCGGGTCCGAGTTGAAGAACGTGGTCATCTCGAAGGCGCCGTCCCGCAGGCCGCCCTTCCGCTCGTAGGCCGCCTTGTCGATGCCGGTCATGTTGAGCAGGGCCGGGCCGCCGCCGATACGGCCGAGCTGCTGAATGTCGCCGGAGGCGTTGAACCCTGCGATGTACAGGTTGTCGCCCAGGCCGGATTCCTTGGCCACTACGCCTCCTGATTCCAAAGATCGTTCACGATGAGCGGCAGGGCGATCGTCATGACCCGGTACTCCGCCCCGCCCTCCGCGAGGTAGCCCGCCCGGGCGGACAGGGGCTCGCCGTAGGCGCCGAGGAGGTCGACCTGGCGGACGAGCCCGCCGAGTTCGAAGTCACCGGAGTACGCGGCCATAAGAGCGTCGAGAGCGGTCATGAGGTCGGGGTCGATCGCGTCGACGGGCTGCTGTATGAGCGACGAGTACAGGCGCACGAACAGAGCCAGTCGCGTTGACGTCGAGGTGAGGCCGGAGCCGCCGCGTGCGGGGCCGATCTGTTCGACCCACACGGCGCAGGTGATGCCGCTGGTGGGCGGGGACTTCGGCTCGTGGCCGTTGACCAGCGCGAAGTAGCCGGACGCCATGGCGTGGGACTCGACTGCGGACAGGATGGTGCGGATGTCGAGGGCCATGTCAGATCAGCCCCCTCGACCGGTACCGGGCCAGCAGCTCGCGGGCGATCTGCGGCGCCTGCCGGTCCAGCAGTGCCTTGGTGCGGCGGAACGTGAAGTACCCGGGGAAGCGGGTGACCGGCGAGTTGCGGGAGCCGGTGCCCTCCAGCCACGGCCCGTAGATGACGCCGCCGTCGTGGACCTTGTACCGGTCGCCGGCCCGGTCCACGCTGATCTTCGACTGGTAGTAGCCCGTCGGGTGGCGCAGCACCTGCCGCAGCCGCTGATCGACCATCTGCTCACCGCGACGCGCCACCTGGTACTCGACGTCATCCGAGTACGCGTGCAGGTTCCGGCCGGCGCGGCCGTCGGTCCAAGGGCCGCGGGCGTGGGAGTTGACGCGAACGTCGAAGCCGGGCACGTCACACTCCTCTCAGGCGGGCCTTGCGGCCGTGCGCGTCGTAGGTCTGGGTACGAAGCAAGTCCAGGCTGAGCGTCTCCACCGCAGTGGCCTTGCTGCCGGTCGATGCCTTGCTGGTGCGGGCGTAGCCAGCCTGCTCCTGGAGCACGCGGTTGAGGGCCTCGGCGATTGCGAGGTCACGGACGAGTCCCGGCGGGTCCCAGCGGACCACGCTGCTCGCGTCGGCGTGCGTGGCCGCCGTGGTGCCGAGCGCGGCGCGCTGCACGGTAAGGGAGCGTGGTGCGTAGATGTCGACGCCGGCCGCGTGCGCTGCCAGGACGCTACCGTCCCAGGCGCGCTGCACGGTGAGGGTGTCACCTGCGATGTCGACGATGAGCATCCGCTCCGACTCGACCAGGAGCACCTCGTCGACGGCGAAGGCGCTGCCGTCCGCGACGGCCAGGCTCACGCTGTTCTGCTGGGCGCCGAGCCCTGCGCCGCCAACGTTCTGTCCGGTGTCGGTCATGGTGCGGCCGGTGACGAGCATCCGCTCGGAGTCGATACGGAGGACGCTGCCGACGCCGAGTTCGGCGGATGCTGCGGCGTTCACGACGACGTTGGTGGCGGTCGTCGAGGCGATCGCTGCCGCGAGTGCGCCCACCGTGGTCTCGTCGTTGCGGTAGCCGAACAGGCCGGTGATGGTGATGTCCCGCTGGTGGGTGTCGCCGCCGCCCCATGCCGCGTTGGTGCCGATGTTGATCTCGACGCGGTTGTAGGGCGGCCCGGAGCGGTTGGGTTCCAGCAGCACGTCATCCAGTGAGATCGCCGTGCCACCGGAGGAGACAGAGGTGAGAGAGATCAGCTCCGAGTCGTCGAGCCAGACGCGCCACGACGGCCTGTACTGGCTGTCGGGCCAGTCGAAGTAGCGGGTTGCGATCTCCGGGTAGAAGCGGCGGTGGCACAGGCTGTCGACGTCACGGGACGCGGATTGCAGGGCACGGTCGATCTGCCGCGTGTTGCGTGCGGTCGGCTTGATGTCGAGTGCGCGCATCACGTCCTCGCGCGTCGCGTACACCGGTTCCATCTCTCCTCACCTCCTCTCAGGTCTCGTCGTGGCGGGTCAGGGTCGGCCGTGGATGGAGAAGGACACGCCACCGAAGGACGGCGTGGTGCCGCCGACTTCCCAGCGGATCCGGCCCAGGTTGGTCAGGGTGTAGCCGTTGCTGATCTGGCCGTACGTGTAGCCCGACGTGCTCAGCAGCGCCCCGCCGATCGATGTCGCGGACGACGTCTGCACCCACGTACCGCCGGTCGCGTCGAGCACGTCGAAGAACACGGCCAGGGTGGGGTCAGTGCCGGTCGGCGCGTTGGCGGTCGTCACGATGAGCAGGCCGTTGCTGATGCGGGAGATATCAATCGCACCAGTACGGCCGGTCGTGGCATTCGTGGTCCCGGCCGCCACGTGGTTCGTCGAGCTGTCCAAGGTCAAGCCCTCGGCCTTGAACAGCTCGTTGTTCCGGTAGGCGCCCACTACTCGCCCGCCTCGTCAGAGGTGGAGTCGGTCGCCGACGTGCCGTCCTCCTGGCCGCCATCCGTCGGACGGGCAGTAGAGGTTGCCGTCCGGGCCTTGCCGGAGCGGTTCCCCGTCGTTCGGGCACGCTTGGGGCGGGGCTTCTCGCTCGGCTCGGGCGAGCTCTGCTCCTTCTCGGAGGATGTCTCGGAGCTGGTAGAGGCTGATGGCTCCTCACTCCCTTCGACGACAGCGCCTGCTGCCTGCTCGCCGGTGGCCGCGTTCGACGGCCCGCCGTGCACGGTGATCTTCGCCATGTCCTGCGCTCCGTCCTCTACGTGGTCCCGACATCCGCACCAGGGGCACCGGGGCAGACCCACCGCGAAGCGGGTCGTGCACCCGGTGCAGTACCTGAGCGCCATCAGGACAGCGGAGCCACGAGCTTGGCCG